CAGGCTTTAAAGTCATGCCTCGAAAAGCGATAACAACTAAACGCGGGATTATAGCGGCAGGCGAAAAGATTGAAGCAAAAGACCTATCCGGTGGCGAAGTAGCGTTCAAAGCGTTCATAAAATCTAAACACATCGGCCGAGCTTAAAAGATGGGACTTCGTGAACTAGCCGAAGCGGACCTCGGACTTATCCTTGAAGATAAGGATCGCGGCTTCGGCTATGACATTACTTTGACGGACCCTTCGGGGACCGTTAGACCTCTTACGGGTTTTTCAGACGATATTGCACAGATTATCGATCCTGACACTGGAATAGCCGTAAGCGGTCGCCTCGCCTCTGTAGCGATACGAACCAGCACAATTATTGCCTCAGGTCTCACATTGCCGCGCGGTATAGCAGACGCAGGGATAAAACCTTGGCTTGTTCAATTTAACGATATTAACGGCAACCCGTTCACGTTCAAGGTCTCACAATCGAACCCGGATAGAGCATTAGGATTAGTTACATTAATGTTGGAGTTATACAAGGTATGACTATATCAACATTAATAGACAAACAAGACACTTTTGAAATAGTGCGCGATCAGATAGGCGCTATACTCACGATAGAGATAGCTAGCCAGATGCAGCTTGCAACGAATGCGGGAAAAGATCCGAACGATTATAAATTAAGGATCTTTACTGAGCGTTCGAACCCATGGGAAGAATTTCTTAATGAGGTTGTCGACACAAGCCCGCTTGTTAACGTTTGGTTCGACAATTCGAGTTTCGATCCTAGTAAAAGCAACGTAGTAGAGCGCCAAGCGTCCGAAACAGTTTACAACATAGATTGCTACGGTTACGGAAGGAGTCGCGACGATGGTGCAACGGGACACATACCTGGCGACAGGGAAGCGTCTTTTGAGGTTCAAAAAGCCTTGAGGCTTGTACGTAATATATTAATGGCGGCCGAGTATACCTATTTAGGATTAAGAAAGACTGTTTGGCACAGGATGCCGCAGTCTATAACCGCATTTCAACCAGAGCTTGACGCAAGACAGATGCAACAAATAGTGGGCGCTCGGCTTGCGTTCCGTGTAATATTTAATGAGTTCTCGCCACAGGTTGAACCTGTGGATTTAGAGCTTTTATCCGTAGACGTTATCAGAACAGAGGACGGCGAGATAGTTCTGGAAGCTGATTACGATTATACAGCGCCATAAATTAGGAGATCATCCCATGGCAATATCAAGCGCGGTCGACGCCTCAGCAGTTGCTAGGGTCGTGGGCATAAAAACAATATTTAAAGACCTACGGGCGGGCGGGGTTTTATTTCTGCCACAACGTGTTGCAGTTGTGGGCCAAGGCTCTACAGCGTCAACATATGCGACCGCAAAACAACAAGTAACTAGCGCAACGCAGGCGGCAACGCTTTACGGCTTCGGTTCTCCGGTACATTTAGCAGTATTGCAGCTTTTGCCAACGAACGGCGACGGTGTCGGGACTATCCCGGTCACAGTTTACCCGCTCGAAGATGATGCCAGCGGTGTTGCAGCGGCGGGAGACATTACGCCAAGTGGCACGGTTACTACCTCAGGCGCGTACGTAGTTAAAATTAATAACATCAGTTCAGAGCAGTTTGTTATCGCAGAAGGCGCCAGCGTGGCCGCAATGTGCGCGTCTATAACAACAGCGATTAACGCTACGTTAGAAATCCCCGTTGTTGCGGCTGATGACACAACTAAAGTCGACATTACCGCGAAATGGAAGGGTACAAGCTCTAATGACCTCGTAATAGAAGTTATCGGCCCGACTGACGCGGGCGTATCTTTTGCGTTCACTCAGCCAGAAGGCGGCCTTGTAAACCCAGATGTAGACATTGCGTTAAATCAAGTCGGCAACGTTTGGGAAACCATGGTTTTGAATTGCATGGACGTTGCGGATACGGATTCCTTAGACAAATATAGCGTTTTTGGCGAGGGCCGATGGGGCGCGCTAGTACGTAAACCGCTGATAACCTTCACAGGTAATACGGCGGCTACAGTTTCAGGCGCCACGGCGGTATCAGACGCACGCAAAACAGACCGAGTCAACGCTCAGTTAGTAGCGCCAGGGTCTAACGATTTGCCGCTAATGACCGCAGCACGCCAGCTATCACGAATTGTTAAAGTAGCAAACAATAACCCGCCGCAAGATTACGGCAGCCAAGACGCGACGGGCCTAACGCCGGGCACGGATGGCGAGCAGTGGACGTATATACAGCGCGATGAGGCCATTAAAAAAGGCAGTTCGTCGATAGTTGTTAAGGATGGTGTTGTTAATATTGCGGACGTCGTCACGTTCTATCATCCGTCGGGTGATCCTATTCCAGCATATCGTTATGTTGTGGATATTGTTAAGCTGCAGAACATCATATTTAATTTAGATTTGATTTTTGCAACGCCTGAATGGGACGGAGCACCGCTAATACCTAATGACCAGCCAACTGTTAACAGACTGGCTAAAAAGCCTAAGACCGCAGTTGCAGCTATTGCCGCTTTGCTAGATAGCTTGGGTTTAAACGCTATCATAAGCGACCCGAAAACGGCTAAGGCGAATACAGTGGCGCAAATAAGCTCGACTAATCCGAAGCGCCTAGACGTTTCGGTCACGGTTCAATTAAGCGGAAATTCGAATATAATTTCGGTTGATTTGAATTTTGGATTTTTCTTTGGCACGGCCACAGTCGTAGCATAACAGGAGTCATATAACATGGCAGCAACAGGCGGAAGCATTGAAAGCGTTACATTAGCGGGCCGCAATTTCGCGGTCGCAGCGGACGCGGAGGCCCAGCGCAAGCTAGGCGGGTTTGAAAACGAAGTTCAAGCGAACGGCGACGGCACGGCGAGATTGATAAAAACGCGCGTACCTTTGTCGATTGACGGGTTAATGTTAGAGATTGATGACGACCGAGCGGATCAAGAATTTTTGCAAGAGTTAAGTGATAGCCCGGATTTTTTCGCGATTGTTATCTCTTACGCGTCGGGTAAAGATTACCAAGCAACGGCCCAGATAGTTGGCGAAACTCAGGCGAGCAGCCAGAACGCGACGGCGTCGGTTTCTTTGATGGGCCCTGGTATACTTACTCAGCAGTAAATAAAGTCATAGGGCACTATGTCGCGCGGGCGCCCTATCCCCCTCAGCCTGCTTTATAGCAGGGCGTGGCACTCAATTAATTAAGCAAATAGGGCTAAATTATGACTGATGTAGTGGCAAAAGAAGTAGCGGAACTTGAATTCCTTAGATTTGTGGAGTTAATGGATCTTGACGTAAACACGGACGATATGGACGAGGACGATCTAAAAGGTTTTAATCAACAGAAGAAAAAATTAATTCTAGCTATACAGGCGGGTTCTTTAATTGTCAGTGACAAAGGAGAGCCTACATATACACCGCAACGAATTAATGACGCGATGGCCGTTACGTTTTACGAGCCCACCGGATCAGCGTTGATGGCGATGGATCGTAAAAAGAAAACCGAAGATATCGGCAAGATGTATGCTTTAATGGGCGAGATAACGAGAACACACTCTAACGTATTTAGTAAAATGAAAATAACAGACGTAAAAATTTGCATGGCAATTACAACGCTTTTTCTGGGGTAGTTCGGACGAAATTGGTTAGGCGCGGGGCGGACGAATGCCTCCCAGACGGGGGGCACAATCTGCAAAATGTATATACAGAAATGTTGTTACAGATATGCCGCGACTATTCTGGGCTACCGGACCCCAGAACACTGGCCGCGCACGAAATAAGATTTTTTTATAACGGGTTGCGCGAAGAGTTAAAAGCCCACACAAAAGCAAAATAGGAGTATATATGGCGGGCCGTTTTAGTGTTGAAGCAGTATTCAAAGCGGTCGACCGTATATCCGCGCCTGTTTCCCGTATGCAGAACCGCATTAGAAAAATGACACGGTCCATTGCTAGGGGTTTGCGCACAGCTAATCGAGCAGTCGGCCGCATGGCCAGCGGCTTGGGGCGCGGATTAAGACGGGGCGCGGTAGTAGCTACCGCAGCGGTCGCGGGCTTAACTTTAGCTATAGACTCCGTAGCTAACAGAGCCGATAAACTAGCCAAAGAGTCAAGGCGACTTCAATTCCCAATAAAAGACCTTCAAGAATTTCAATTTGTAGCAGAACAAAGTGGCGTAACAAACGAGTTATTAAGTAATTCACTCGGCGCATTTTCAAAGCGATTAGGTGAAGCCGCAGGCGATATGGGCCCGCTAGTTTCAGGCCTAAAAAAAATAAACCCCGAACTACTTGCACAGCTTAAAGCGTCGGACAATGTCGGCCAATCTTTCGAAATTATGATTGATGCCATTCGTTCGGCGGACAGTGCTACTGAAAAAGCAGCGCTTGCGAACGCAGCGTTTAGCCGTTCAGGTCTTGCGCTTGTTAATATCGCAGACAACAGCGCTGAGGCGATTAGAAAGTTACGCCTACAGCAACGCGAGAACGGTGTCATAACCATGGGGCAGGCGATAGCAGCCGAGGCGTATGTCGACGCTTCAAACGCGCTTAAAAAGACGTTAACAGGGTTTATGCAGACCGTTATACTGCCGTTGCTTCCGTTGCTAACAAGATTAACAAAAAGCTTTAGGGAGTGGGCGCTTTCAAATAAAGACATCGTTGCGGAGGACATATTTAAGTACGGGCGCCAACTGGTCGATAATTTTAACGATATTGTCGACGTTATGAAAAAGATAGGCATAGGTTTACTTGTATTTTTT